GACAAGATCTTTAGAGTACATTAGTATTGAATTTAATATTACTAATACTGGAGCATCTTTTGATGATATCTAAAATAAATAAAATATAATTATAAGGTGGGATTATTCCCACCTTTTTTTTGTCTATGAAAATAAAATTAAGTCAATATCAAAAAAGTCTACTTTTGGAATTTAAAAAAAGAGCATATTCATTTGATTGGGACGATAATATTTTATTTATGCCCACTAAAATTTATTTAGAGAAAAAGGTAGGTGATGGATGGATACCTGTTTTAGTAGGTACTGAAGAATTTAGAGAAATTAGGAATAGAGTTGGTAAAGATTATAGATATGAAAAAGATGACTTATATTATGCGTTTAAAGATTTCAGAGATTATGACGCATTTATAAGAGACACAAAAGAAGCATTAAGAAAAAAATCTTTTGGACCCAGTTTTGATAAATTTAAAGAAGCATTATTATATGGTAACGACTTCTCTATAATAACTGCTAGAGGAAACCCACCTAAAGCAATTAAAGATGGTATAAAAGTGATAATTGACACTCTTTTCACTGAAGAACAAAAAGAAAAAATGTTATCTAACTTACATGGTACATCTATAGAACAATATCTAAACTTACAGGACTACTATCCTGTGACTTCTGACGAGTTTGTAGAAGAATTTGATACTGATGTAAGTGTAACAAACCCAGAAGTCGGTAAAATGATTGCATTAAAAACTTTTGTAGATAGAGTAGTTAGTGCAGTTAAAGAAATAAAAGATAATCCAGAATATAATGGTATGAGTATAGGTTTTAGTGATGATGATTTAGGTAATATAGAAAGTGCGGAAAAGTACATTGAGGAGAAATTAAAAAAAATATATCCTGATGTTAAATTTTTAGTTTATGATACTTCAGACCCAAATAACCCAAAGAAAAAAAGAATTATTATTAAAAAATGATGTTTTATTTATTTTTTTAATATTTATATAAAAAATAGAAGTTATGGGAAGAATTGAAAAAATGAAAAGACATTTTATTCTAGAGGCAAATAAAAGAATATTAAATGAAAACACATCTACGGATGAAGACTATGATGAAGCGATTAAATTCTGTAAAGAAGTAGAAAAATGGTGGGAAGGTAGTAGTAATATTTTTAATGACCCAGAAAAACCAAATGATAGCACAGGTACTAATTATGTTGACTTCTTTTCTAGATTTAATGGTTTGGATGATAATGAAAAAAATGCCGCAAAAGCATATAAAAATATGATTTTTACACATCTAAAAAATACATTAAGTGATAATAATACGTATTATTTAGATATAAAAGATTGGTTGGATAAAATAGTAAATGAGATAGATGATACTTTTCAACACGAATGTCTTTTAACATTATCTTCTAAAGATGGTAGATCATCTGATTATATTGTTGATCCAGAAATAGATGTTGATGGAATTTTTGGTTGGTAAAATATGAAATATGAAAAAAAACATTAGAGAAGAGTTAGAAAGAATTAAATCATTATTTAATGATAATAATTTATATGGTAATACACCTACCGAACCAATTAATGAAGGTTTAAAATCTACATTAAAAGGTATTGGTGGAATGTTTAGGGGTACTGGATATAGTTATACTAAATATGCTTATGAATTATCTGGTGCATTAAAAGAACTTAACGAAGAATTAGAAGAAACAATTAAAGAAGTTGAAAAAATAATAGATAAATCAAATAAATCTAAAATGAGTAATGACGCATATGATAGATTAACTCTTCATGTGGGAGATGCGATAGATACTTATAAAATGACTATTGAGACTAATGAGATTATTATAGAAGATTTAGATTTTTCTGTTAGTTCTAATAGAGAAGACGAAAGGGCACAAGATAAACCTACTTCACAATTAGAAAGATAATAAAAAACATTAAAGATTTATATTTTTTTAAATTTTAGATATTTATTAATAAAGAATAAAAAACAACGATAAAAAAAAGAAATTATGGCAGATTTATTAATGAGAATGCCGGTTCCTTATGAACCATTAAGAAAGAATAGATGGATTCTTAGATTTCCTGATGATTTAGGTATTCAAGAATGGTGGATTTCTACTGCAAGTAGACCTAAATACACTAGTGATGAAGTATCAATACCATTTTTAAACACTGAAACTTATGTTATTGGTAGATTTAGATGGGAAACTATCTCTGTAACTTTTAGAGATCCTATTGGTCCTTCTGCTACACAAGCATTAATGGAATGGGTAAGATTACACTCTGAATCTGTAACTGGTAGACAAGGATACGCAGCAGGATACAAAAAGAATGTAGAATTAGAAATGTTAGATCCAACAGGTGTAGTGGTACAAAAATGGATTTTAGAAGGAACTCAATTAAATGACGCTGACTTTGGTGGTTTAGATTATAGTTCTTCTGACTTAGCAGACATTACATGTACTTTAAGATTTGATAGAGCGATTAACGTATTCTAAATCAAACTAACATATATAATATTAAAAGTCGCTTTATGCGACTTTTTTATTGCAATTAACTATTTATATATAAATCCATAAATATGAAAATAATTATTTCAGAAGTCCAATACCAACAACTTTTTAATAAAGATATATTAAATATTTTTGAACAAAAAGTGGATGGTATAAGTGGTGCTGCTATTTATAGTCCTGAACCAAATACTTGGATTTCTAAAAGTAAGGCACCGGAGTCTATGAATTTTAGTATAAATCCCAAAAACGATATAAAAAGTAGTAGTGATCGTTTAAAATTAGCATTTAAATTTTGGGATGACGATAAAATAAATAAAAATATACGGACATATAATAGCGTGGCTAGTGAATGGAATAAATTAAAAGTATTAGGAGATTGGACGGGTAAAGTTTTGAACTTAAATGCAGAAATAATTGATAATTATGGTTTAGATACAATATCTAAATGGTTTAATAGCCCATATGATACTCAAGGTGTTGGTATAGAAAATACTAACTTATTTTATACTGAGGGACTAATAAAAGATTATTTTAACTTACTAAACCGACTTGAAGATGATTTTCGTACACAACTTAAACAAAGTTTATTTATAAAAAAACAAAAAGAATTAAAAGAAGAGTACAATAAAAAAGTTAGAAACTGGAACAAAGAATGGGATGAGTGGTATAAAATATACGGTAAAAAGTATGACGAACTTATGGGTGTAATTCAAGATGTAAAAGATGCACAAACAAATGCACAATATTTGAATTGGGAAAGAAATAATTTGAGTAATGTTGCTTCCACCACTAGAGTTGATAATTCTTATTTAAATTTAAATCCACTTTATACCGAATATAATAGTAATGATATATACAATAGTGATGTAGAAGAGAATAATATTATTAATCATGTACAAACAATACAAAATTTAAATGATAAAATAGGTGAAATTAAAATACCACAAAAACTTAGTAAAATTGAAAATATTAAAAAATTTCAAGATTGGTTGGATAAAAATTATCCTAAATGGACTGGTAGCGGTGAACCATTAAATAAAAAAATTCCTGGTTATGGTAATTTTGGTCCACGAACTAAGAAGGCGTGGAGTCTTTATGGTGCATCTTATTGGTATGATATTAAAGGTCTGATTAAACCACCGCCACCAAAACCTACACCGTTTAAGATGAAAGACTTAACCTCTAGAGTTATGGATGAAAAAAGTAATGCAGAAAACATATTAGATTTGTGGTTACATATAATTGAGGCAGCAACAGAACATAATAAAAGATTCCAAAGTCAAAGTGACACTAAATATAGAGAATTTTGTAGTAAACCCATATCCTCATCAAGAGCCATATCACCAGAATTACAAAATGTTAGAGATGCAAGTAAGGGTATAGGTATGGAAATACCTTTTTTACACGATTGGTTATATGGTGCAATGGATGAACTAAACAATGGGGGT